AACTTTTGGTCCGAAATCGTCAAAGAGGTTGGCACCGTCCTGGTGGAAGTCCTCGTCCGCATCGCTGAAGAAATGGAAAACAACGACTGAGCAAAATACACTGAAAAGGAGATTTTACTATGCCCGCAAATGTTGAAACGATGTTCTCTGTCCGTGAGACCCCTTGGCACGGCCTTGGCCGGATCATCATGGATGCCCCTGCAAGCCGTGAAGCCTTGGAACTGGCCGGTCTGGATTGGCAGGTGGAGAGCCGCAATATCTATTCCGGCACGGGTGCTATGATCCCCGGCTATCGCGCAAATGTCCGCAGCACCGATGATGCTGTTCTGGGTGTGGTATCCGACCGCTACCGCATTGTGCAGAACGAAGAAGCATTTCAGTTCACGGATGACCTGTTGGGCGAGGGCGTCACTTACGAAACTGCCGGTTCCTTGCAGGGCGGCAAGAAGGTCTGGATGCTGGCAAGGCTTCCGAGGAAATATCTTATCGCTGGAGATCAAGTAGTACCATATCTTGTAATCTTCAACAGTCATGACGGAAGTTCTGGTGTGAAAGTGGCCATGACTCCGATCCGTGTGGTTTGTCAGAACACGCTGAACCTTGCGCTGAATACTGCAAAGCGCAGCTGGACTGCACGCCACACCGAAAATGTTCTGCTGCGGGTGCAGGATGCCCGTGAGACCCTGCAGCTGGCCAGCAACTATATGGTTGAACTCGGCAACCGTGGCGAAGAGCTGGCTCGCATCGATTTATCCGATCACAAGGTGCAGGAGTTCATCAATGAATTTTTCCCGATTTCTGAGGACCTGTCCGATTGCCAGCGGAAGAATAATCTGCGCCTGCAGGAAGAGCTGAAGGCTCGCTACTACAACGCACCGGATCTGGAATGGGTCGGCAAGAACGGTTGGCGCTTTATCAACGCAGTCTCTGATTTTGCTACCCACGCAGACCCTCTCCGCAAGACCAAAAACTACAACGAGAACCTGTTCCTGCGCACCGCAGAGGGCAACCCCATGATCGACAAAGCCTACAAGATGGTACTGGCAGCAGCATAAAGGAGCAAGCCATGAATGATGTAAATAACCGCATTTTCAGGGAATTCACGGAATTCTTTGACAACGTTGAGAAGAGTGCTTCTGAAATCAGCGTTACCATGGCTTATGAGATCACGATGAAAAGTACCATCAGCACCGCCATTATTGTTTTGGAATCCGAGGGCAGACTGGAGGAGCGCTACTGGAACCATCTCAGGGTACAAAATAATATTCTGGATTTTCTTTATGACCTGTGGGTTGGATCTTGCCATTCATTGGCAAGCGACTTTTCCACCATCATGAAAGACTTGGTGGAATATGACTTCATTCTTGCCGAATCTATTATGAAAGAAAGGATGCAAAGCGCATGAAAAGATTGATTTCAACTTTGAACCTGTCCAAAGAGGATTGGCTCCGCTACCGCAAGTGCGGTATTACCGGCACCGATGCAGGTGCCATTCTGGGTGTAAATCCCTATCGTTCTGCTTTTCAGGTTTACTGCGACAAAAACAGCGAAACTATTGAGAACATCGATAATGAGGCTATGCGGCAGGGCCGTGACTTGGAGGATTATGTAGCGCAGCGCTTCACCGGGGCCACCGGTCTGAAGGTACGCCGTGCAAATGCCATTTACCAGAGCGAGGAACATCCGCTGCTTCTGGCAGATTTTGACCGCCTGATCGTTGGGCAAAAAGCTGGATTAGAGTGCAAAACGGTTTCGCCGTTTTCTGCGGACAAGTGGGCTGATGGAAAAATCCCTGCACATTACATGGCTCAGGTCAATCACTATCTGGCTGTCAGCGGTTTTGACTGCTGGTACATTGCTGCTCTGATTTTCGGGAAGGAACTGGTGATTCACAAGATCACAACCGACAAAGAAGTTCTGAACAACCTCATTGCCAAGGAAGAGCACTTCTGGAAATACAACGTGATGCCCGAAATTCCGCCTGTACCTACCGGAAGCGAGGGGGATACACAGCAGATCAATCAGCTATACTCTGCAGATGATCGAAACAAAACTGCCGATCTAAATCCCATCCGTAATCTGTTGGACAAGCGACAGGAGCTTTCCACCCAAATCGAGCAGATGGAACAGGAGAAAACGGCCATCGAGCAGCAGGTCAAGCTGCAAATGCAGGATGCTGCCTATGGCACAGCACCGGGTTATAAGGTATCGTGGGTATCCTCCGAAAGCAAGCGTGTGGATTCCCAGCGTTTGAAGAAAGAACAGCCCGATATTTTCAATCGGTACAGCAAGAATGTAAGCAGCCGCAGGTTTACCATTATCCATGCAGCATAATTTTTGTACGCCTATAGGCACACAAAATTTGCTCTTCAGCTATTTTTGTTTAATAGAAAAGCACAATACTGTTTACACAACAATAATTGTATGCTAAGATAAGAATATGAGGTGATGCACGATGGTTCTGCGCAAAAGTTATTTGGATAAGATCATTCCTTTTATCGATCAGGATCTGATCAAAGTTCTGGTTGGAATCCGGCGCTGTGGAAAAACAGTCCTTCTCGGTCAGATCAAGGACGTGCTCCTCCAGCGCAACATTCCCGCACAGAACATTATTCAGGCCAATTTTGAGTCCATGCGCTTCCGCAACACCCGTACTGCAGAAACGCTTTACGACTACATCGCAAAAAAAGCGGAAGGCTGCACCGGCAAAATCTATATTCTTCTGGATGAGATTCAGGAGGTGGAGCGCTGGCAGATTGCAATCAATTCTCTTCGTGTCGATTTCGATTGTGATATTTACCTGACCGGCTCCAATTCCAAGCTGCTTTCCGGCGAACTGGCAACCTATCTTTCCGGACGATACATCCAGATTCAGGTTTTCCCCTTTTCGCTGGCCGAAGCAAAACAGCAATGCATTGAAAACGGAACCTATACTTCGGATGAAAAGCTCTTCGCAGACTATTTGAAGTACGGCGGTTTTCCGCAGCGTTTCTTCCTCCCTGACGATCATTCAATCACCACCTATCTGGACGATCTTTACGAGGCTATCATTGTCCGTGACATCATGCTGCGCCACAATATTCGCGAACAGACCGCATTACGTAATGTCCTTGCATTCCTGCTGGATAATATCGGCAATCCATTTTCTGCCCGTAATATCAGTGGACGCATGGTTTCGGAAGGAATCAAGACAACCACTGCTACCGTACTGAACTACGTTGATTATTTCAAGGAAGCCTTTATCCTTCTGAATGCAAGCCGCTATGATATCAAAGGAAAAGCGCTCCTGTCCAGCACAGAAAAGTACTATGCAGTCGATCTTGGCCTGCGGAACGTTATCAAGAAAAGCGAAAAACTTGACAGCAACAAGCTGTATGAGAACATCGTATATCTGGAAATGCGGAGCCGTGGCTATGAAGTTCAGGTCGGCAAGCTGGACGACACCGAAATTGATTTTATCTGCTACCGTGGAGATGAAAAGCTCTATATTCAGGTTGCTTACCTGATCACTCCCGCCGATGAAGAACGGGAGTTCGGTAATCTTGAGCGGCTGCACGACAACTATCCTAAGTATGTTATCAGTGGTGACTTGGTGAATTTAAGCCGAAACGGAATCATTCATCGAAACATCATTGATTTTCTGCTCAATCCGTAATTTTCACATCATGGGGCACAACAGTTGACGCTGTTGTGCCCTTTTTTCTTTATCAGAATTGGAGGCATTCTTATGGAAAATCCATTCGTAAAATTATTTGCTATCGACTTCAAAGATCATCTGGAAGTCAAAAAGTCCGGCAACACGGAGCTGAAATATGTAAGCTGGGCGTATGCCTGGGCAGAGGTAAAGAAGCTGTATCCTTCTGCCAGCTACGAAGTCAAGAAATTTAACGGCCTGCCCTATGTTTATGACCCCATAACCGGCTTCATGGTGTATACCTCGGTCACGATTGAGGGCGTTTCGCACGAAATGTGGCTGCCTGTACTGGATGGCGCAAACAAAGCCATGAAAGCTGTGCCTTACACCTATACCACCCCGAAATGGGACTACAATCCTCAGACCCGCCGCCGTGAAAAGGTCGGCATGGAAGAGCGCACCGTAGAAGCAGCCTCCATGTTCGATGTGAATAAGGCTATCATGCGGTGTTTGGTGAAGAACCTTGCTATGTTCGGCCTTGGTCTCTATGTCTACGCCGGAGAGGATTTGCCGGAAGATGCTGCACCGCAGCTGGAGGCTGAACCTCAAAAGCAGCCGAAACCGAAATCCTCTACCTCGAAGCAGGAACAACCGCCTGTGCCCTGCATCTGTGCCCGGTGCAACCAGCCTATCAAGAGGGTCAAGCTGAAAGATGGCTCCATCATGCAGGCGGCAGAGTTTGCAGCCACCCATGAGGGAATGTGCGCTGACTGCTATAAAGCCACCAGATTGAACGTAGCATAATAAAACTGCTCTATTTCGATGTCACTTGATTCTTGTATGATTCTATATTTCATGGTACACTTACAGTAGTGAGTTCTGAAAGCTCTCCTCTGTGAGCGGAAAGGAGCATTGCATGAAAGATTTGCAGTTTCCTGTCGGAATCTCGAATTTTGAAAAGATTCGAGAAGGCGGGTATTATTATATCGACAAGACCAATCTGATTTCTGAACTTCTTAGCGGTGGTATCGCTGAAGTAACATTGATCACTCGTCCTCGCCGTTTCGGAAAATCACTTGGTATGAGCACTCTCGCAAATTTTCTGGACATCCGCAAAGACAGCAAGCAACTGTTTGAGGGATTGGCGATCTCCAAAAATACAGAGCTTTGCAAAAAATGGATGAACCAGTGTCCTGTGGTATTTTTCTCTTTCAAGGATACGGACGGTCTGACCTTTGAAAGTGCCTATGGAATGCTGTGCATGAAGCTGGCATTTGCATTTCAGGATTATCAGTTTCTTCTGGATGACGATGCTATTTCTGACGATGACAAAAGCATCTTTAAGCGGATTCTGGGACGCACTGCATCAATGGATGAAACAAAAAGCTGCTTTTTGCTATTGACCCGGATGCTGGAAATCCATTTCAAAAAGTCGGCGGTCGTCATTCTGGATGAGTATGATGTTCCCATTGCAAAAGCCAGCAGCAACGGATATTATTCGCAGATGCTGGACGTGATGCGGGCTATGATGAGCACCACGCTCAAAGACAATACTTCGCTCGACTTTGCTGTTGTTACCGGCTGTCTGAAAATTGCCAAAGAAAGCATTTTTACCGGGACGAACAATTTTGTTTCGGATACGATTCTTTCTCCCCGGTTGAGCGAATCCTTTGGTTTCACACAGGCAGATGTAGATCAAATGCTGAAAGATGCTGGTCTTGAATCGCAGTCTGCTGAAATCAAGGCATGGTACGACGGTTATCATTTTGGCGATGCAGACATTTATTGTCCGTGGGATGTGATCAGTTATCTGCGAGATTTCCAGTATGGTGTAGCACAGAAGCCGAAAAGCTATTGGAAAAACACCAGCGATAATGCTATTATCCGTTCTTTTATCGACTATGCAGGTGACAGTATCACCACGAAGCTCGAAACTCTGATGGCTGGTGACTCTATTGTTCAGCATATTGAAGAAAACCTGACCTACGATTATCTACACTCCTCTGAGGAAAATCTTTGGAGTGTGCTGTATCTGACAGGCTATCTGACCAAGGTGCGGGATAAGGATCTGACAGATTCGCTGCCGGATGGCTGCTCTGCGCTGATGATTCCCAATGCAGAGATTCGGGAAATTTTTGAAACCACTGTAAGCAAATGGTTTGACGACAGTGCAAAGGCATGGAACCGCAGCCCGTTGTTTGATGCAGTCTGGAGCGGAAACAACGAAGCTCTGACAAAAGAGATGACCAAGCTGCTGCGTATGACTATCAGCTACCATGACTATCGGGAGGATTTTTACCACGCTTTCCTTGCAGGCATCTTTACTGGTGCTGGCTATGTGGTAGAATCCAACAAAGAGCATGGCGAAGGACGCAGCGATGTTATTGTAAAGGATATCCGCAATGGTCGTGTGGCAATTTTTGAAGCCAAGTATGCCAAAACTCTGGATGCTCTGCCGGATGCCTGCGATACTGCCATTCAGCAAATCAATGACCGGATGTATGCAGCGGACTTCCGGGATGACTATGATGACATCCTCTGTTATGGCATCGCATTCTTCAAAAAGCGTTGCATGGTAAGGAAAAAATAATTATCTACTGGGGAGTATCTTCGGATGATCCCCTTCACTTTTTACAGGACAATCCATTTGGATTGTCCTGTTTTTATTTGGAGGCACACAATGGAAGAACAAAAAATCAAAGTCCTTGCGCTCCTGCCAATGGAGTTGCCAAAGGAGATCGAGCTTGACAACACCCTTGAAGCCATGCAGAAATTTGTAGGCGGGCTGATCGAATGCATCACCTTAAGGGACACCGGTTCAGAGGTCACACTGGTCTGCAATGATGAAGGCAAGCTACTCGGCCTGCCGCTCAATCGTCCGCTGTGGGATGGAGCCGATGTTCTTGCCGGGCCGGGATTTCTGGCCGGATGTGACAACGAAGGGAATCTGACTTCCCTGCCGCAGAGTACAATGGATTTCTACAAAGAGAAATTCAGAGCTTTTATCATTGAAATCTAAGGAGGACAGATTATGACCTTTCATGCAATGACCGAACACTACGAAGAGATCACGGTTTGCGGAAAGCCTGCGCTGTTCACCAGCATCCGCATCAAGAGAGATACCATTCCGGATGGTCTGTACGCCTACGATGTTCGGCATGATGACGAGTGCCGGGGCATCCCTTGTGAGATTGCGCCCTTTGTGATGGTCAACCACTGGGGCACCATTATTCTTGCGGAACCGCTGGAACTGCCGGATGATGGGCGGCGATATATTGACGAGGACACCGACTGGAACTACGCTCCTTTGGATGGCGAGGACACCGCCAATCACAAACCGTGCACTACCATTTCTGATTTTATGACTGCCTATGCCCACTAAAACTGTATTAAAAATACCGTATATTCTGTTTTGTATTAAAACCAGCCATTTTCAGGCCATTTCAAGGTGCAAAACACAGTCTTAAAAATGTCGCTCGTTATCTTTGAGCCAGAAAGGAGCACAATGAACATCTATGGCTATTGCCGCATCTCTACGGCAAAGCAGAGCATTGACCGTCAGATCCGCAACATCAAGGCTGAATACCCAACTGCCCATATCGTGCAGGAAGCCTATACCGGCACGTCTATCTTTCGCCCAGTGTGGCTGAAGCTCTACCGAGTTCTGAAAGCAGGAGATACGGTGGTGTTCGATTCAGTGTCCCGGATGTCCAGAAATGCAGAAGAAGGTTTTGCTCTGTACGAAGACCTCTATCATAAGGGCGTCCGATTGGTGTTTTTGAAAGAGCACCACATCGACACCGAGACCTACAAAAAAGCCCTGTCCGGCAGCATTGCCATGACAGGGACAAATGTGGACTTCATCTTGAAGGGCATCAACGAGTATCTGATGGCCTTGGCAAAAGAGCAGATCAAACTGGCCTTTGAACAGTCCGAAAAAGAAGTTGCCGATTTGCACCAGCGCACCCGTGAGGGACTTTTGACGGCCCGGCTGAATGGCAAGCAGGTTGGTCGCAAAAAGGGTGTTGGCTTTGAAACGAAGAAAGCCAGAGAAGCCAAGCAGATCATCCGCACCCACTGCAAGACCTTTGGCGGCACACTTGACGATGCCGAGTGCATGAAGCTCACCGGTCTTGCCCGGAATACCTATTATAAGTATAAGCGTCAGATTCGAGCTGAACTGATTGCAGAGCAGGATTTGCCGAAAGGAGCAAGTATCTTTTATGAACCGCCAAAATCATTCTGAGCCGGAGAACAGGCTCACCCCAGAGGAACAGCAGGAGTTTTTAGAACTTCTGGCCCAGCTTTCCCCGGAGCAGCGTGAAGCGCTGAAAGAAGTGCTCAAGTCCTTTACCTAAGCAAAACAGTGCGGAGTGGCATCATGTCATCCCGCACTGTTTATTTTTTATTTACACCCCAAAAACGAACTTTTTAAAATCCCAAAAATCCAGCGAAATTACTGACTAAATTGCCAACATGCTCCAGCACTCGGGACCCTATATCGGCAGCCTTCTGTGCAACTTTTTTCACAACGGTTTTTCCGACTTCAAAAACCTTCCGTGCTCCTTTTACCGCAAGCTCGCCCACTTTGGAGCCAGCCATATAGGCAACGGTTCCTCCGACAAAACCGCCAACTGCTGCACCGACTGGACCAAATGCCAGACCGACAGCGCCGCCTATCGCTGCACCTTTGCTCATGGAGGCCAAGCCCGCCACGGTTGACGCCGTGGTTTCCTGCATTTTTTCAAAACCCTCCCGGAGGGTAAGTTCCCCAGTGGCAACCTTGCCCAGCACCTTTACATTTTCCACCGCAACGTATGCGATATTTGCAAAAGTGCCTGCGGGCGTACCCTTCGGGATCACGGAGAGGATCTCTTTTTCTGAAGCCACTTTCAGCGCACCTGCCGTTGCTGCCTTTACGCCAAAGTCGGCACCGCCGGTCAGAGCAGCCTCCACCACTTCCTGCCCGTCGATTTCTTCTCCGTTCCAGACCTTCTGTGCCACAGTCATACCTGCACCGATCACAGCCCCTTGCAGTGCTGCTGCACCCGCCTGTTTGCCGATGCCCATGGCAAGATCCTTGACCTGATACTCGTTCCAGTTCAGTTCACTCCAATTGCCGCTCTGGGCCTCTTCCTGCATCTGCTTGGCTTTTTCCTTACTCAGAGGCTTGCTGGTGGTTCCATCCGGCGCTTCAATGACATTGGACGATTTCTTTTCGATTTCCTGTCCGTCCGGGATCAGTTTTCCTTGGCCACGGTAGTCCCCTTTTTCAAACATCTCCCCCGTTGCGTGGGAATCCTGCCCGTACTTGCACTGATACCGCTTGACGATTTTGCCTTCGCCATCTACAATGACGACATCCACCGAATTTTTTCCGTAAGCACCATCCGGTTCCAGCACCTTGGCACGATACTCGCTTCCTGCTGCTTCGGCATTCAGGTTAAAGGTCTGTGCATGGTACTGTTCCGCAATATACCCGTCCAGATTCGGGTTCTGGCTGGGCACACCAGCCTTGGTGTTAATAGTGTGGTAAAGCTGCTCGTTAGCTGTATCCAGCGCCTTATCCAACCCAGCCAAATAGACCGAGGCTTCCTGCGCCGACATTGCCGAAACCGATTTCTGGGTCTGCGCGGCAAACCAGCTCTCCCTGCTGCGGCCATTGGCAACAGCTTCTTGCAGGGACTGGTGCATCGCTTCGTTCCGGTGCAGAGTGGTAACGATCTCGTCCGTCATCTTATGGATCTCTTCCGAAGGTTCCTCCGGCAGATATTCCTGCAGCTTTCCACCCAGCCATTGCTCCACCGGCTGTTCCGGGTGGCTGGTATAGCTCCGCATAAAATCCGTGTAGATCGGCTTGACCTTTTCCCAGTCCTCCGGTGTGACCTCCGGTGAACCGGTTTTCTGTTCCAACAGTTCCGGCTCCGGCATATCCACTTCCAGAACAGTCACATCCACTTCTTCATCATAGGGCTGCACAACCGTTTTCATTGCTGCTTTCCTTTCTGCTCTTCCATCAGTACTCCAAATATATCAGCATATAACCCGCGAGTTGCGCTTGTGACGCTCGCAGCCGTTTTTACTCCCGGTTCCGCTTTTACCTTTGCGGCCTCCGCACACGCCCGCAAGGGATTCGGCTATACTTTTGCTTTTGCAGCCTTCATATACACCTGTGAGGGGTCCGGCTCTTTTTCCTTCTTGTCGTCCAGGCTGGCAGGCTTGATATCGATCTTCTCCACAGTTTTCTGGATGCTGGCGATCTTATCTTTCAGCGTGCAGGAAATGGACTTAGTGTCCTTGATGGAGCGGATCAGATCGGCTGTGGTAATGGTCGTTCTGCCCTCGATGAAGGCACGTTCAATGGTATCCTTGACCACAGCTTCCAGATCTGCGCCATTGTAGCCTTCTGTTTCTTTGATAAGTGCAATGGAATCAATGTTCTCATTCCACTTTTTGCGCTTTTTCAAGTGAATTTCCAAAATCTTCCGGCGCTCGGTTCCATTGGGCAGATCCACAAAAAACAGCTCATCAAAGCGGCCTTTACGCAGAAATTCCGGCGGCAGACGGGAGATATCATTTGCGGTCGCCACAATAAAGACCGTGTTCTCTTTTTCCTGCATCCAGGTCAGGAACTGACCAAACAACCGTGTAGTCACATCGTTGCCGCCGCCCTCGCCGCCGACACCGGCAAAGGCTTTTTCAATTTCATCGATCCAGAGCACACACGGGCTGATGGCCTCCGAAAGCTTGAGCGCGTTCCGCATATTTTCTTCGGATTCACCCACATACTTTCCCAGCAGCCGTCCCACGTCCAGGCGCACCAGCGGAATCTCAAACAGACTTGCCGTCGCCTTGGCAGTCAGGCTCTTACCACAGCCCGGCATACCGATGATCATAATGCCTTTGGGCACATCCACACCGAACTTGATGGCCTTGTCCAGCTCCCGGAAGATAAACGCCTTGCGGTACAGCCAGTCTTTCAGATTTTCCAGACCGCCGATGTCCTCAATGCTTTCACTGAAATTAACGATCTCCAACATGCCAGATTTCTTGATGAACTGCTCCTTTTCCTTCAGGATCAGAGCCTTATCTCCTCGTGTGATACAGCCACCGTCCTGATACGCCAACGTCAGAATCTGCCGGATCTGGAACTCGTTCAGCCCCTTGAACGAAAGGGCAATTTCGTCAATGGTGTCAGCATCCACCTCAATTTCCATATCTGTGATGAACGCACGAATAATGCCCCGAATCTCATCAATGGTCGGCAGCGGGATATCAAAAATCGTAATGTAATTTTCCAGCTCACGCGGAATGACCGTCACTTCAGAGATAATAAAAATCGTAGCACTGTAATTCTCGTTATAGAGGTTGTTTTCCGCAATGCGCTTCATGTACGCAATTACTTTGGGATTATCCAGTTCCCGGTGGACATCCTTCAGAATCAGGAAGGTCTGCTGCTCAAAACCATCATCCATGGTCAGCTTCAAAAATTCTTCCAGAGAGCAGCCCTTCATAGGGCTTTTAGTCTTAAAGTCCACAAGTCCAAGCGCATTGTTGAACTCCACACATTTTGCACCCTGCCCAACGTGCGCAATTGCTGCATCGATCACCTTGAAATCAAAGTGGTTAATGTAAATGATCGGGTGCAGCGCGTCAATGTAGGAAGCCAGGATATTTTCTGCACTGCGTTTCATCCTTACACCTCCATGTAAAGCATAGTGCGCATGGAAGAGTTGCTCTTATAGTCAATGCCGTCCACAACGGGGAATTTGCCGTTGATCTGAGCACTGCCAAGATCTCCACCGATCACACCAGCAGAACGGGCAAAGTCGCCGACTCCAATACTGAGCAGCATGTATTTCTGTCCCTTCGGCTTCAGGTCTTTCCAATAACCGTCTGTAACACCAGAAAAGGATTTCAGGTTGTCACCCAGTGTTTCCATAATTTCTTTTTGTCCCAGCATTGTTTTAATTTTTTCATAGAGCACATAGTTGTCAGAGCCTGCCGGGAAGGTCAGATTCTCCGGATCGGGTGCAAAGCAGACTTCACGCGCCTGCTCATTCATCAGGAAGCACATGACAGCCAGAAGCATCTTCTGGTCAGTCAATTCCGTTAAAACCCTGCGGTAATCATATTGCAGCACCCACTTGTATTTCTCTACGATCTCCTGAATAGCCGCCTTGATCTGCGCAGCATCATTTTGGTTTTCGAAAATGGTATTGAGCAGGCTCCGATATCCCTGCTGATAGTCTTCAATGATGCCTTCTACCTTATAACCTTCCTGTTTGTACTGCTCGTTCTCACTCTCGCTTTCCACCTTATATTTCAGGATGTAAATGCTCTTTTCTACTTCTGCCGGGTCGCAGGGAATCTCAAAGATCCGAATCAACTCCTTGATGATGCCCATGGAATCTTCCGAACGGATTTCTTCCACCTTTTTCAGCTCTTCTTCGTAGCCGCGCACCTTCAGCCAGCGGCAGAGCAGACCATTGCGGTAATAGTCCAGCACATCCTCAATGGAGAAATTGTTCTGAAGATCTTCAATCGTGCGTACCGGTGTGTTGTCACAGATCAGATTGAACTTGATAGTTTTAGCCATTTTCTTTTACCTCCTGCTTTCTAAGTGTGTTCCTTTCAGTGCATTTCGCAGTTTAGTTCTATTCGCTCTCCTTGCTCGTAAGACAACCTCCTTAATACCGATCGTCCATCTTTTCAATTTCCTGTTTCATTTCCTGCACCAGTGTTTCCGGCGCAGTCACTCTGACTTTGCCTCCTTGACTAAGCAACCACATTTTCACGCCGGTTCCAAAGACTTCTGCTTCAATGGAGCACACACCCTCTTTTTCGTCTACGACTTTTGCCATCGGGAACTTGTCCAGCACAGCTTCCACCGATGGGCCATAGTAGTTGAAGCTGATTTTCTGCGGTTCACCGCCAAACATGAACTGGGTGCGGTTCTTGTACTCACCCTCTTTGAAGCGATCTTTGTAGGGAACAGAGAACTTTTCTCCGGTTTCCTTGATGGAATGTATCCTATCAAGCCGATAAATAGTTGGATAAGGATCGTTCTTTTTGTGGAAAGCTTCTCTGGTGGAGCGGTCTGTGATAATACCCATGAGATAGAAATAATACTCTGAGAACATCAGCCCCACCGGCTCAACCGTCCGTTTTACGATCTGGTGGTCTTTCAGCTTCTGATATTCAATTTCCAACACTGACTGATTGCGGATGGCCTGTGCCACCATCCACAGATTGTCCGGGTCAATGGCTGCATGAGCCGGGTCGTGATAGTTGAACAGCTCATTGCTGATGAACCATTCGACCTCTGCCTTTTCCTTCTGGGACACACAAAGGTTCAGGATGATTTGCAGTTGCTTTTCCACCTGTTCTCTGGTGAAGGCTCGGCTTTCCAGCAGAATCTTGCACAAGGCCAGCACCTCACCCTTGGAAAGCCGCTCGATCTCCTGCGTGACCAGACGATAGCCGTTTTCTTTTTTGTCGTACTCGATTCTGCGGACGATGCCCTCTTTGGCACACTGTTCCGCCAGAAAATCCCGGATGCTGTCAATGTCCCGCTGGATGGAGCGGGCATTCACATGGTACTGCTCTGCGGCTTCCTGTTTGTTGATGAGCCTGCCGGAAAGAAAGGCTTGGTAAAGCTCCAGCACACGGGTGGTTTTTAAGGTATCTGCTGTCATTGGCTTGTCCTCCTCTTTGTTTGCCTTCATTATAGCAACGAAGATGGACAATGATGGACTATCTTCTTATTATTTTATTTATTAAATTCTGCAATGTCGCTCGTCCACGACTTCATACCATTTTTGTAGCCCTGTTTTTCTGCCACTTTTGTCCAATAAGCCCTCTCAACAGTGCCACCGGTAGCTTCCGCCATCTTATGGGCTCCTTCTGCCTGATTATGTTCCGCTGCCTTTTTATAGTATTCTCGTGCTTTTGTTCCATCCTTCTCAATCCTAGAAGAATTTGGCATGAACATTTCCGCGATGTTAGTGCAGCCATTCCAATACATATCACCGATCAGAACATATGCATGATAAAACTTGTTTTTTACCGCTTTTTCGTAATATGTTAAGGCGGTCTTTCCCTTTTCCTGTATATACTGCTGCATCAGTCCAAGCATTTCATAGGCCAGTACCCCGCCAGCCTTTTCGTATTGGTCAAGATGCTTCTGTGCATCCTCATACTGCTGATCGTGGAAATAGCACACGCCCAATATTAACCTTGCCAGACTGTCATTTGCATCCGCCATCTTGCGCACCTGCGGCCGGAGTTCACGAAGCTGTTCAAGCTTTTCCGCTTGCGAAATATCTGAATAGGCCGCATACAGCAGGCCGCAGATCGGGTCTGCTACATCAGAACCTTTTTTCGCATATTCCAACGCCTTTTGCGGGTCACTGGGATAATCCTCGTACCCAAAATAATACGCCCAGAAAAGCATCCCATTGGCGCGGGCATAGCCTTTATCGGACAAGTCTTCCAACTGCGGAACACTATCTTCAAAGTTAGCCTTCAGGAACTCTTCTTCTGCGGCCTTGCCTTCTTCTGCCAGTTTTTCCGCCGCTTCCTGTTCTGCCGCTTTCGCGTTTTCCTCGATTTGCTCTGCGGGTTCCATTTCCTGCACTTCGGGCACAACTTCTTCCAAGAACAGGCCGGAGTCCTCGGCGAAGCGGAGGTTGAACAGCATTTCCATCGTCAGGTCATAATTGTTGACCTCGGTATCCAGATTCACCTGTGCTTCCTGCGCCACATAGTTCTGCACCAGATTATTTTCCAGCTTGTGACGGTCTGCGACAACGCCTGCGCTCTGGAGCAAATTTTCCACTGTTTCCACAATGTAGGCTTCGTCGGTATCCAGCAATTCCAGTTTCTTGATGCCAAACAGCGGCACCAGATAGGTTTCAGGCAAACGCTGGATGTGCTTGCCTCCCAGCAGTTTGGTCAGCAGCTTTTCATCCCCAGCCACACGGACGATGAAATCATAGTAGCGGATATTTCCACGCGGAGAAATATCTATGGTACTCATGACTGTTTTCAGCAAAAGCAGGTCAGGGGTGCGCCATTCACCGCTGGTGATATCGTAGAAATCACGCACCATGCAGACGATTTTAGAAGCATCGTCCAGATCAACATATTCTACGCCATCCAACATCTGATACTCAATGGAATTTTGCCAGTTGAGCAGATTGACGTTCTGTTCCAGCCGCGCCACACGGTTTTCCATCTGGATCATATCACTGCGGTTCTGTTTAAAGAACTGGATCAGCGCCGCATAGATCTGGTTGACTTCTCCCTCCACAGCCGTCATGGAGGCGTTCAGCTTATTATTGACAGCAGTAATCAGGTCAAAGGTCAGCAAGTTCTGCTCCGAAAGGCGCTGCAAGGTAGTCTGAGCGGCAAACTGTGCTGCTGCACGGCTGCTGTTGATCTTATCCTGCAAGCGCTTATTGCTGCCGGTAATTGCACCCCAAAAACGGCGCAGTCCCTTCCGACTGGAAAGCTCCTGCTCATAGCCCTCGCTGTCCGTCATGGCGGAAACGCTCTCAAAAACAAGGCGGTTGATTTCCTGCCGGTTGTTCTTGTGGGCAGCAATGATGGAATCAACGCTGGCGTTCAGGTCTGCCTGCTCCTGCTCTGTCAATGCGGAAGAAGGGATCACATTCAATTCAGTACTCATAATTCAATACCTCCCATAAGTTCTGCAAGTTCATTTTTCATCACTTTCATCTCGGCACGCTCCTGCCGGATGGATGTCATATTCTGCTGATGCTGGTGCTCATCGTCTGCCATTTTGTGGAGCCGGTTTTCTGCCAGTGTCTAGGTCGTGTTCATCTGCCGGGCGGCATTGACATAACGACACTAGCCGTTCTCAAATGCCGCCTGCACAGAAGAAGCGGCATCGTGGCAATACTTGGTCTGGATGTTGACACCATTTACCATGCGGTCGGGGCCATCCTTGGCGTTATCGCCGCCCACGATCTTTGCATCCTTACCGGTCAGGATATCATAGAGGTTGTTTGCCTGCTCTGCAGCATATCCATGTCCCTGCGCCGCTGCATTCATGTCTGCATTGACTGCGTTACTCTGGACAGATTCTGCGTTTTCCTTTTTCTCTTCGGTCTGAACATTCGGAAGGAACTCTGTTTTCTCCATTACAAAATTCTCCCTTTCCACTTCATCGGAATGCTTTACATCCTTTACGGAAGGTCGCTCTTCCTTTGTTCTCATTATAGCAAGGGTGTTAGACAGAATCTGTCCATCTTCTTTTTTCTTTGAAATTCCTGTGTCGATTTTCCAAAATGCTCGCCTTTGTTTCGATATATACTGTCAAAAGTATACGACTTATATAATTATCGGTCAAGTCTCATCACAATAAAATCGTAAGTACACACTACGATTTATCTAAGGAGGCTGAACCATGGAACGAGAGAAGCCCACATTTGATATCCTGGGCCGTATTGAGCGGGAACGCCTTTCCCGTGGCTGGTCTGAGTATGCCCTCGCAGAGAATTCAGGTCTGACACAATCTACCATTTCTACCTGGCGCAGACGGAATCTTCAACCCAATGTAGCTTCTCTTGAGAAGATCTGCTCCGGCCTTGGTATCTCGCTTTCTCAGTTCTTTCAGGAGGAAGACTCTGTTTACTTAACCCCCGATCAAAAGGAAATTCTTGATCTATGGGCTAAACTCTCTCCTGTTCAAAGAACAGCGGTCTCTCAAATGCTGCGTTCCTTCCTATATATAAAGGAAGAGGAATAAATTTTTTCCGCTCGTGAGCCGCTTGTGTCAAAAGCGAATTTCCGCGAGCACCCTCTCACGGCACACCCATTTTCAGAATGGGTGTGCTATA